TTGCAATAGGCTTCCCTTTGAGTATACGTTTACGAGCTTCTTCTATCGTCTTATCATTGATGCTAATCGTTTTAGATCCCAGATTCATAGCTCTTTGTTGTTCATTTGTGGGCACTCGTTTTTCAGACGCTTCCAATTTTGCTGTGAGATCGTCTATAATGGTTTTAAGACTGGAGATGTGCGATTTTTGCTTCTTCATCTTCAAATCACTTGATCTATTCCTGAGTTCATCGCGTTCTTGTTCAAGAGCCTTAATTATGACTCGTTGCTTTTTGATTTTTAGATTTTTCTTCTTGACGACCCGGTCAATTTCTGGTCCAAGATCGATTGTGAACTTGGACGCCTTACGGGTTCGTGAGGAAGTTTTAACCATTTTATATAAATTTTACTTTTTTGTATCCAACTTAGTTGCCAAACGCGACACCGCCCATCCCCTTCTGGATACGTAAAATATTGTAATTTACGGCGTACACGCGGTGAAGACCGTTACCACCACTGGGCGATGTTACAGTGAGCTTAGCGTTATCAATTCGGGAAAAGTTTAGTGTACCTGTGGGCTGTGTTTTGCTTAGGTTTACACAGAAAGGCCAAGTGAAAGTGGGAAGATCCTCGAGAATATCATCTGGGAGATCGGTACTGTGCATCTCGGGTACAACTGTGTGGTGATACAATGCGGAAGTTTCCTCAAACAGGGCTACACCGTTAATGTAGAGGGAAGACTTACCGAATGAGTATTCGGTGTCCCAGTCATCTCCGGCCGCCTTACCGGATACGAGGTGAAGAGACTTGACGGGGTGGTTGAAGTAGCTGAGATCAAACTCGGTATCACCACTGTTAGCTAATTGGTGTTGCGTCTGTGTGATGAGAATCTCGTGTTCGTTGTCAACGAAAAAGGAACGCTCATCGGTATCCAGGTAAATGTAGTTACCCCAAACCTGGGGGCTACCCGCTGCTGTGTAACCGTCGCGGCACTTGATGCGAATCTCCACGTCATGATATTGAAGGGCCACTAATGGGAGACACTTAGTCCAGTCTTCACCGAAGAAGAATGGAATCATGTAGTGATCACCACCGTGGTTCGCCTTCTTGTTATTGGTTGTGATGGCACACGAAGCCTTCGCCGCAGAATCACGGAGAAGGGGGTTGTGTACACCTTGGATGAAAAGGGAGTCGAGTTGAGACACCTTCTGGCCACCGATCCACAGACTGAATTCAGTAGGACCCGCCGCATCCGCGGAGAACAGACCGTTAGTGTTCGTTTGGATGTTGGCGATGTTAGTATCCTCGATCCAGATGTAACTCATGAGGTCACCCTTCGAACGGATGGGAATGGTAATCTCGTTATTGGCACCGAATGTACCGATGTAATCCATGCGCTCGGGCTTCATTGCGAAGTTGGTATGGCGCTTATAGTTTTGTCGAAAAAAGCTAACCTCAGGATTTCCAGTGATGAATACATCCTGGGCACCTACAGACACGAGCTCTATTAAAGCGGCTGACATTTATTAATAAACGATATTAAAATTTTGGCTCAAGATATACATAAGTGATGGTGATTTTTCAGGCCTTGACTTGGGAAGCCAGAGATGTCGATGATGAACATTTAGTGAGTATATTTGGAAAAACTCAGGAAGGTAAATCGGTATGTGTCACCACCGCATTTACACCGTACTTTTTCGTTAAGTTTCCTAGGGGTGCTACACAAAAGACGGCACAAGAGATATTCGATATCATAAATAGAAAATGTCCTGAATGTCTTGTATCATATTCAATCATGAAAGCTAAAGATGTTTGGGGGTTCCAGAATAGTGAAGAGTTTGCGTACATGAAACTCGATTTCGTAAATTTAGCTATGAGACGACGTGTTGATTATTTTCTAAAAAATGCATTAAGCATTTCATCTGGGATGGTAAAACTAAAGGTGTACGAATCAAACCTAGACCCCGTACTTCGCCTGATGCATAGAACCGGTATTCAATCTACTGGTTGGCTTGACACTGGTGATCAGTGCATCCGTTCACATCTCGCGAATGTAGATATTGATTTATTTTGCAATAAATGGAATACACTTAAACCCGTGGATAGAGATGACATCGCCCCATTTGTGGTCGCATCATTTGATATTGAGTGTAACAGTTCCACTGGTAAATTCCCCGATCCAGCCATCATGGATGACGCATGTTTTCAGATTGCCGTTTCACTTTGTAAATTTGGTGAAGATGAACCGTATGAGAAGGTTTGTCTATGTTACAAAAAAACCGAAGGTGACGATGTTGTGAGTTTTGATACAGAAAAGGAAATGCTCGAAGCTTTTCAAAAATACATGCAAAAAAAGGATATTGATATCATCACGGGGTGGAACGTCTTCGGTTTCGATTTCAACTATATTCACACACGCGCACATTTGCTGGGATGTAACCCTGATTTTTTCAGGCTTGGAAAATTGAAGGACCAGGTTTGCGAGATTTCGATCAAAAAATTAAGTTCGAGTGCTTTGGGTGATAATACACTGAAACTTCTTCCAATGTCCGGTCGGTTTGTTTTCGATTTATTTCATGAAGTCAAGAAGGGATACAAACTCGATTCGTATAGTCTAAACAATGTATCCAAATTGTACCTTGGGGATCAAAAAATTGATATGCCCCCAAAGGAGATGTTTGCTCGATTTATCGAAGAAGATCCAAAAAAGCTCGGTGAAGTCGCAGAGTATTGTATCAAGGATACACTCCTTCCGCATAAACTCATGAAGAAGTTGTGCATATTACTCAATCTGTTAGAGATGGCCAAGGCGACGTGGGTACCACTATGTTTCCTCGTAGAACGTGGGCAGCAGATTAAGGTTTTTAGCCAGTTGACTAAGAAAGCACGAGAACTGGGGTTTATGGTACCGACGATTAGATGGGGTGCTATACCCGAAGAACCCTACGAAGGTGCCACGGTTCTCGACGCACAAAAGGGAGCGTATTATACACCCATCACAGCTCTAGATTTTGAAGCACTGTATCCTAGTATCATGATGGCCCATAATCTATGTTACTCTTCATATGTCATGAATGAGAAAGACTATGGGAATATCCCCGGTGTCACGTATGAAACGTTTAACATAGGTAACAGAACCTATAAATTCGCACAAGACGTCCCCAGTCTTTTACCAGCCATTCTATTGGAGCTTAAACAGTTTCGTAAAAAGGCAAAGAGGGATATGGCCGCCGCAACTGGTGCGATGAAGGAAGTCTATAACGGTAAGCAGTTGGCATACAAAATCAGTATGAACTCGGTGTATGGATTTACTGGTGCGGGTAAAGGTATTCTTCCATGTGTTCCTATCGCATCTACGACGACATGTAGGGGACGTGAGATGATTGAAGAGACAAAGACGTATGTCGAAAAGAACTTTCCAGGTGCGAAGGTACGGTATGGTGACACGGATTCTGTGATGGTCGAGTTTGACGTGGGTGACCGAACAGGTGAAGACGCTGTAAAATACAGTTGGGAGATTGGCGAAAGGGCCGCGACCGAGTGTAGCGCCCTTTTCAAGAAGCCCAATAACCTGGAACTCGAGAAGGTTTATTGGCCGTATTTCTTGTACTCTAAGAAAAGGTACGCCGCGAAACTTTGGACACAGGGTAAAGATGGGAATATGCACATGGATTACATAGACATTAAGGGTCTCCAGGTTGTCCGTAGAGATAATACACCCCATGTCCGTGAAGTGTGTAAAGAACTCCTCGATGTCGTCTTAACTTCCAGTGATCCAGGTCCACCACTCGAACTCGCGAGAGAACGCGCCATAGAACTCTTATCTGGTGACATAAAACATGATAAGCTGATATTGAGTCAATCTCTTTCGGATTCGTACAAGGTGAAGGGACAAAATGTCTCCATAACGAGCCCTGATAGTATATACATCAATCAGGCACATGTTCAGGTTGTCAATAAGATGCGTGACAGAAAACCTGGATCGGAGCCACAATCAGGTGATAGGGTCCCATATCTACTCACGAAAACTGGTGATCCAAAGGCTCGTGCATTTGAAAAATCTGAAGATCCAAAATATGTCGAAGAAAATGGTGTACCGGTAGATTATCACTATTACTTTGTTAATAAATTCTTGAATCCTGTATGTGATTTACTCGATCCGTTATTTACAAACACAAAGGAGGAAATATTCGGTGAAATTATTAATCAACACGCACCTCCTAAGAAGAAAAGAGAACCTGGGTTTAGTGGTATGAAAAAGGAACAACTCGTGGAAGAGTGTAAAAAGAGAAACTTGGACACGACAGGAAAAATAACCGATTTGAAATCGAGGTTAAAAAACGACGCGGAAAAACAAAATTCGGTTGAAGAGTTATTTAAAAAATACGATCAAGATAGAAGTAAGCAATGAGTTCCTACGATAAACTTATCACAGTGTTTGATGAAGAATTGAAAACGCGAGCCAATGAAATCATAAGTGATTATGCCGAAATTATTTCAAAGAAACATGGTATACCACTCGATCTATTATTGAGAGATGTACCAGAAAATTATACTGGATCGGTGTGTAAAGGTACAAAGTCAAATGGTCACCGTTGTACACACAAGGGTCTTCACAATGGATATTGTGGTAAACATATATCACAAGGTGCTAAAATTAAGCACAGGGATCTTACGAGTATAAATACACATACACATGGGAGTGACAAACTTTTCGTTCCCGATTGTCCAGCATGTATTCGCCCAAATGTATTTAGAGATATAAATACAATGTTTAATAATGAGTAAAACCGATATTCTACTAACATCAATTAACAACTTTTATAACGAAGAGAAGAATAGAACTAAACTTTTAAACATTTTAGACAAAACATCCGGAATTTCACTGAGAAACTTGGAATGGTTCATCACGAATTACGCCAAGAAAAATAACACAACGTATACGACAACCGATGGGAAGTTGTTCACCGTTCACTGTGCATACAAATCGAGTCTAGATGGGTACAGTAAGAAACTATTTGATCCATTTTGTAGGTCTACGAAGTTTCCTTATATTGTTCCAGGGACAGGTCATGAAATTCAAACAACGTTAGCACAATTGAATTTCATCAAATGGTGTATCAAGAACAACATCATTGATTATATTAGCAGTCATAAGACTTCATTGTTTAATAAGAAATTGACATAGACCCATTTTCAAATTTGAAAGTTAGATAGCCGGTGTAATACATTTGAAGTGTATACGTTTCCTTTGTAATATCTATTTTTGTTTTATCCAATTTAACTTCAAACACCGTTTTATCTGATTCGATAGCACTAAAATCCAAGTTTCCCGAAGGTTCCACATTTACTGGATTCATCGCGAAACTATACGTGTATATATTCCTGATTGGTCGTGCCAATCTATTCCTGTGAGGTACCAGATATTTAAAGTAGTTGTGATTTGTATTTGAAACATTGGGAAGTTTATTTCCGTATATGAAAAACTGTGCACTCTCTAACACGGGGTTGAAGAATGTGGTATCTTCATCAAAGTTATCACTCGATGAAAAGTTAAATCGATTATGCATAAAGAATTTTTCTTCATCACTCGTTTGAAGAGCGTGTACGGATGCATACCCCCTCGTATCACCCGTAGTTACATCTGGACCAACACCTAACCGTAAACCATTTGTCGATAAAGATACGGAATGCCCAAACTGATCGTTAGTGATGGTTCCTATGATCGTTTCACCGAGTTTTGTCCATACGCTATTTTCATACACATACACCTTGACATCACCCTTCCCATTTCCGGGTGATCCCGCAGCTACACGAGTTCCATCACCAGAGAATGAAACCGAAGTACCAAATTTATCACCAACCGCGGTACCGTTGATATCTGAACCCATCTGACTCCAGTCACTACCACTATATTCATAGATTCTAATGTATCCAGTACCACTGGTATTCTCTGGTCCTCCTGCGACTACCCTCGAAGCGTCATCTGGTATCGATACAGATGTCCCGAATGCGTCACCCGTCGCTTTACCACTTATTTCTGAACCGTCGAGAGCCCAAGCTGTCCCACTGTCGTATTCGTATACTCGCACTTTACCTTGGTCATTACCAGGAATACCTATGGCCACAATAGGTCCAGATGCCGCCGTATTCTTCATAGAAACAGACGTACCCAACTTATATGAAGCTCCTCCGCCAACGATATCGACTCCAACCTTTGTCCACCCAGAATCATATTTATACACGTTGACAAGACCAGAATCTGCTGCGGTCGTATCATCGAATGGCGCACCCACGGCTACATAGGTACCATCATTGGAAAGAGAGACTGCGTACCCATACCGCATACCAGCTGTCGCCCCCACAATATTTGTACCCACCTTAGACCACCCGGAACCCACACTATAATCGTATATTTCAACATGACCCTTATCAGACGCACTATGTGGACATCCTATAGCTACCCGAGATCCATCATTGGAAAGAGAAACGGAAAATCCGAGTTGATCTAAATCTGTAGTACCTACAATATCCGACCCCAATTGTACCCAAGCTTTTGTGGTTGCGTTATACTCATAAATCTTTACGTGACCTCGATTAGCTGTTGTAACACCTGTAGCTGCATCGTTGAGGGAACCACCTATAGCCACACGAGTTCCATTCCCAGAAATGGATACGGCTTTACCAAATTTATCTTCGCCCGCGGTACCATCTATGATACCACCCAAAATAAGGGGTTCATCACCTATACTTCTCGCAGTATTTTCAAACTTTGTATTCCTCAAGAACCAATGTAAACATTTTACAGGGATATTTGGTACGAGGTTATTTTTGATATTGTCTTTATTAAGTTCACTCACGATGGTTGGGTGTTTCTTCACGACATCGTTGATCATGGTTAAAGGACGAGAAGCAAAATACTGTCGTTCTTGACCACTTAATGTAATTTCCTCCGTCACTAAATTAAATGATTGCAGTTCAAGTGTATCTGTTGTATTTGTGTAGAATTCTTGGTTATAAAACTCGAGTTCAAAGGTAATCTTCTGTTTATGGATAGCGCAGATTGGGAAGTACGGTCGATTCGGTTTATTTGTAGAGTGTTCATCACTCGCATATTTTCGAGCGAAGAAGAAATGTAGAGGTACGACTAGATCTGCACTTTGACGCGCGAAAATGCTATTACCGACCGATTTATCAAAACCGAGGTTTCTATTAACAAGTGCTCTATTAGCTACCTTTTCAGACATTTCTAAATAAAGATCATCGTAAATGATACCCCAATCGTCATGTAATTTTTCAACTTCTATATCATCTACAAACATAGTGATACTTTTAAGAATGTGTCTGCCTAATTGATCGGCATAGTTACCGTCTGTAATACCGGGCATAGTGATACTCAACCACATATTACTTAAAAGATCTCCCATGTTTGTTGGGTTAAATTCAACCTTGAGCGTTTGACCGAACGGCCATTTGGGTACTTGTCCAGGATTCACAACGTTTCGACTTCTGTGATACTTTCTAAACTCCGAATGTCTCAAGAGTTCTTTATAATTAAAGAACGAATCATCTGGGTCTTTGGAAAGAAGATACGTATCCTGCTTTCCAATAGCCTTGAGAGAAA